TCTACACAAGTCATAGAGCATGATTTCGACATCGCGCCACTTCATGCGCTCATTGCGAGCAGCGTCAACAATCTTTTGAACCTTGGCGTTGCCACGTTTGGTGAACATTCCATAATAGGGAGCAGACATTAGAAAGCCTCCTTTTGAAGGTAGGTTGAGACGATCCACTTTGCGCGATTTAAAGTTTGACGGGCAGTTTCCTTATCCCAGTTCATTTCTTCCTGCGCGTCGCTCATCATTGACATCGCATACATCGCGGGACCAGAGAATCGGAAAGACAAACTTTCCTCGATCGCCTCGCGCATTTGCTCAGTCGTACAGCCAAACATACTGACCTGACGCTTTTCGGCGTCGGTCAGACTTACCAATCGATTTACGTTTTCCATATTATCATTATCGCTTATTTTAGCGCAATTGTAAAGCGTAAAAATCCTAATAGAATCAATGACTTACGCGACGCGTCGCAATTTTATTTGCGTGGCGCCGATCGCATACCGTCGGCGTCCGCTAAAATTCCATCTAAAATGTACTCGCTGAGTTCGCGTAAAAACTCGCGGAGATTTTCGACGTTTTCTGACTCTAAATTGGCGTCGGTCGGGTAATCGTACCCGTAAAACTCGGCGTCTGTGCGTAAGTTATTGATTTGACTAATGATTTGCGCCTTAACCTGCGCGTCGGTGTTAGTATTTACCATACAATCATCATAACGCCAAGAGTTGGTATTGTAAAGGCAAAAAACTTTAATAAAATCAATAACTTACGCGAGTTCCTAGAACTTCCTATGGACTCCTATTGGCGGTCCGTTTTTACCCTCGGGGATGCCCTTATCCTTCGGGAAAACCGACCGAAAAGAAGTCCTTGTCGCTTATCGCTTTATCGTCGATCCAAACGTCGTAACTGGGTTTTCCAAGACGAAGTTCATGGTACTTCGCACCCCATGCATTTAGCGATCCATGAGTAATCTTGAATTGATTAATTCCGCTTCCCGAACCACGCGCAGTCCAATAAATGATTGTATGTCCTGCATCATAGAGATCATTAATTTTTTGAATACGATCAGAATATGGTGTTGACAAATCGTATCGTTGTTTACCATTAATTTGTGGTGTATTACAAATCGTATGATCAATGTCTACAATAAAAATCATGGCTCTAGTTCTCCCTCAAAGTTTACATAACGAATTTTGACACCAGCCTCATATAACATTTGATCGGAATGTTCAATCGAGTAATGTTTACCTGCACCTTTACCTTTAAACTTACGATCAGGTCCAATAATTTCTTTGATGCCAACTTGAATAAGTGCGCGTGTGCAATCAGCGCATGGCTTTGGTTCCCAATTTAGGTATGCTCGTGCGCCATAAAGTTTGATTCCATTTCTGGCTGCGTTATAAATTGCATTGCGTTCTGCATGCTCCACCCAGAAATATTTTTCAGGTCGAGTCCAACGATCTTTCCAATCTTCTTCGATGCCACGAGGGAAACCATTAAACCCTGTACTGAGAATAACGTTATCGTCATTTACAATGATACAACCAACTTTAGTGCTTGGGTCTTTACTCTTTTGTGCAATTAATGCTGCTTGTAGAATAAAAAGTTCATCCCATGACATTTCATTACGAATCATATAATATTATTTTATTTCAATCTTACGAGGTTTCTGATCTTCAGGAATAACATTTTCCAACTCAATAGAAAGAATGCCATCAGCAAGTGCAGCATCGCGGACTACTACGGTGTCAGACAAAACAAATTGACGACTAAAATTGCGACCAGCGATTCCTTTTGTAAGGTATTCGCGATCTTCCTTCTCAGTCTTTTTGCCTGCGACCTTTAGAGAGTTTTTTTCTGTCATAATTTCGATTTCATCTCTCTTGTATCCAGCAACAGCAAGTTCCACGTTGAATGTGTAATCACCAGTTTTGATGATATTTACAGGAGGAAAAGATGATGCAGATGTTAAGATATGCGCTGCATTATCTAGCGTTGCAAACACATGGTCGAAACCCAGTGTTGACGTTAGAAAGCGATCATGATTTAGTATACTCGATGTGAGTGTTGCGATATTAGTCATTATATTAACTCCTTTATAAGCAAGTTTATAGTTATGGACCCCTTATGGGCATCCACATCTATTTATATCAATTAGAAAGACCAGTTGACCCAAATCCACCAGATCTTTCTGAATGTTTTTCTGGTTTCTTAGTTAAAACTGAGAACTGTATAGGAACGTTGCAAGTAACTTCGGCTTGTGCTATTCTATCACCTTTATTGAGGACTTGTCCGATTTCAGAAATATTTGTCAATAGCACAAACACTTCTTCTTGATAATCCACATCAACAATTCCTTCAGAATTGGCTAAAACTAAACCTCGTTTGAACGACAAACCAGATCTAGGATGAAGTCGAATACTATATGTTGAAAGTGCACTTTGTTCTTTTAAAATGTCAGAATAATTTTCTATTGTAATCAATTGTTCAATTTTAAAAATCAACCCTGTTGGTATGAGCAATCGATCTCCAGGATAGATTGATAATTCGCCTCGACCGCTTACATATTGCGAGATAGGATTGTTGAACTTATCATAACCTTTGATGGTATCTTCTGTGGGTTGGAACGACAAATCAAAACAATTAGACAATGATGTGCCATATGTTGGTAGTTCTATGTCATCACGAAGTTTGTATAGATTTACGACTACCATAATTAAACTTTGTAAATAAACAATTCATCATGTTGATATTTGGATGCCTTGCCATTATTGACGTTTAAAATAAAACATCCTGTATTCCAAGGATCACCAAACGTACCTTCGCCTATGGTATCCTTTACTGCATTTCTTATTGCTTCGCACCAAGCATAATCGTGCCCTGCAAGTATGCCACCGCTTTTAATTTTTGGCAACCAAGCAATAATATCGCGTTTGCATCCTTCGTATGAATGATCACCGTCAATAAATGCAAAATCTACAGATTGGTCTGAATAATTTTTTGCAGCCTCAACTGAGTCGCTACGAATAGTATTAATGACATGAGCAACTGGCTTTATATTTTCAAGAAACCGATTCATCAGATCAATACCAAATAAATCTTGAGTACCGTCTTCAAGATAACCGCCATCAGCCCAAATATCAATACAATCAAATTTTATATCTTTATTTGCATTAATTAATTCTACTGCCATGAATGCAGCAGACATTCCCTTCCAACTTCCTAATTCTACAAAATGACTGCCACTAGGAAACTTATTTACCATTTCGCTATATAATCTAGAATAGGTAAACCAATTTTCGCCCATGTGAGGCTCAAAACAAAAATGCTGCATCATAAAATTAAACCTCTTTCTTTTTCTTTCCTATGGTATATTTGGAAACTAGTTGCCATTGATTCTTGTCTTTGAATGATAAAATCTTTATCTGCGACAATGGAGCAACGTTATTTTTTGTTTTTTCTGGGCTAACTAATTTTACCAAACCCCACTCAGCCATTAAATTCGCGATCGTATTCCGACGCTGAGTGTCGTTGTCTGACATGTTCGATGGCTTTCCATCCAATTCAAATAACTCTTTGAAGTGAACGATATAATACTTACCTTGTTTATGAAGAATGTGACAAGACTGATAGAGAATGTTATCGTTCTTTGCTGCTACACCGATACGAGTTAGTGTCTCTCGAACTTTTAAAAAGTCGTCTTGCTTTTCTAGTGTGACTTCTACTAATTTTTCGACCATTTTCAATCACCCTTATATAATTGTTTCTTTATCGCGGTGATCTGGCGGTCTGAGAGAATCTTTAATGTTTCCTCTGCTTTCGCATCGGAGTATCCATAGTATTCCTTGACAGCATTCAAATCACTACTTTGAGCCTTTTTGTGCCATTTAGAGTATTGGCGTTTCTGGGCTCTAATGGTATTTAGGAGAAAGTCATATTTGAGTTTATTGTCGAGGGCTGTGAATCGATTCATCTCATTGGCTAACAGAACCGTATCACGATGATAGGAAAGTGCTCTGTTGACCATGAAAGATGGATAAGACTTCTCGTCCTGCTCTGTCAGGAGAGCATATTCCTTGGTCTGCAGGATAGACGGAAGTATTTCTTTAAAAAGATCAGTCATAATTTTCTTTCATGTCAGCAATGTTATTGAAATATTCAACAACAGTGCATCGATTCTTTCTTTCCTTTTCTTGTCGAGGCTTTCGTTCATCCCAACATGTGATGCACATCCATTCCATATCTTTGGCTGTGAGTTCGTTAGCAGTTTTACCTGCTCTTGAATTGATTGCTTTGGCATAAAAGTTTCCAAGAGGTTGTACTGTTTTACATACCTTACAACTTTTTGTCAAAACAATTTCTTGTGGACCGAATACCGTGTTCACTTCTTCTACTGCTTTCAGCGGTAGAATTCTTGACACTCTTGGGATATGCCGCTTTCTACGAAATAAACTATTTTTAGATTTCACTTTGCTCATGATATATTTTCTCTTTAATTAAATTTACATTCCACCATCATCTCTGTAAGACATGCGGTAAGATTTAGTTCCTGATCTGCGACAAACGCTGACTGATATTGATAGCGTGCAAGAATTACAACCGCATTTGGAATCGTAGACTTATCCATCACATCATATAAACTGTCATAGATTTTACGATAAATCTTCGCAGGATCATCTCCACCAAAGTCAGCAACCCACTTACGCATTGCACTGAAGTTTTGATCTTTCAACGAAATTACAAGATTATTCAAAGAAACATCAGCAACACTGGAAAGAATACCAGCATCAATCTTACCACTAACAGCATATCGTTGAAGTTCATTTAATGTTCTTCGGTAATCTGGAAAATGTTTTTTTACAACTTCAACAAGCACTGCTTTCTCAAACAGCACTTTCTCATTATTGAGAATTTCAGCAGCACGCTTCATAAATGCAGAAGCCATCTTTGGCTTTTCTTCTTTGCGCAATTTAAACTCAATTACTGCACAACGAGAATGCAACGGTTCGATGATACGATTTTTAAAATTACAGGTCATGATGAAAGTGCAGTTATGTGCAAACTCTTCCATCGCTGCACGCATGGCTGGCTGAGTCGAGTTTGGATTTAGATAATCTGCTTCATCAATGATGATGACTTTCTTGCCACCACTAAGAGACATCGCGCTGGCATAGTTCTTGATCTTGACTCGAAATGTATCGATGCCTGATTCATCTGATCCATTGACCATCAGATAATCGCAACCAATTTCATCACACAATGCTCTTGCGACTGTAGTCTTACCAGTACCTGGACCACCACAAAGCAAAAGGTGAGGAATTTCTTTTCGATCTACATAAGATTGAAAGGTGGTTTTATATTCATCAGGTAGAATGCAATCAGAGATAGTATGAGGACGGTAACGTTCAACCCACAAAGATTCAACCATAATATAGATTCTCCAATCACTTTATTTGATTTTCTGCAAGATATTTTGCAAGATTTTTTTCTCCAATTTCAACTTGAAGATTTATATGATTATCAATTTCTTTTTGATTCCTATTTGCTAACCATTGAGTTATTGCATAATCAGAACAAAATTTGTCTTCATCAAGACTATAGGATTTATTAATATTAATACTACATTTGTTGCAATTGATCTGACATTTCTTTATACCAGTTGCTCTGTACTCAGATGAGTTTTTTTCTTTATTACATCTAAAACAAAGTATTTGCAAATTATTTGAATCAAGCCTAAATTCCCAATTATACCGAACAGAACGAATATGGTCAACTCTCATCATTTTTTGATTGGTGCAGCCACATTGCTGGCAATAAAACAAATCTTCGCGGTAACATTTTTGATAAAACCCTTTTTTTAAATCTCCCCATTGTATACTTTGATAAAATTGTTTAATTTGATCATTATCGGGAATGAATTTTTCTTTTTTCCCAATAAAATCATACTTGGTCACATGTTTTTTTATGTAACCACCTCGGGCAATAAATTCATCAACAGTTTCTAAACTAGAATAATTTGATTTGTATGATCGCACAATTACTCCATAATAAAAAAGAAGGTGGGGTGGAGAAGGTGAGTTCTCACGATGAGCAGTCTGGCGGATAGTATCGTCGGCAAG